AAATAGTAATTTACGCATACATCCTCCTATTGTTTAAATTAACTAACATATTTTCTAGCTTACCCCATCTATTATACAGGAGTTGGGTGGGTGTTGCAAGGGTTTAATTTTAAATTAATGTATATCACTATACCTTTTACCAAACTGAATATCGCATCCCAAAGGCCTACGAAGTAAGTATGTCTCGTTTACCTGTTGAATAGCTTGCTCTACAATACCTTTCATAACCTCTCGGTTATTTGGAGAGTCTTTGAATCTTAGCACAAATTCATCATGCCACGACCCACTCAACCTCTTTACCTTGAACCTATCATACATGATGTTTAATGTATTATCAACCCACATATCAAAGAAATAACTACCTGTTCCTTGGCAAAGGGTGCTAAACCTATCAGACTCTTTTCTTAATGAGTAACAGAACCCATTGATAGGGTTTACCAACCATTTAAAACCTTTCTTGCAAGTAAATACATACTGTTCTTCTGCTATCTTCTTAACAGACCAGTTCAGTTTCCAATAACCTTCATGCAGCTGTTTGCCAACTGATGCCGATACGCCAGCAGCTCTTGCAATCGTTTCTGCACCCGCATTGTACACACTTGCGTAGTTGGTTGCCTTGCCTGCCTTACGTGCAGACTTAACATGGTCTGGTTTAATGCCTGCTTTAAAATCATCAAACTCTTTTTGAGTAATCATTCCAGAAGATAGGCACATCTGTATATGAGGGTCATAGTCGTCCTGCATCATAGTTGCAACATACTCAGGGTCGTGAGCAATCATAAAGTGATGCTTAACCCTGTCCTCTAACGAGGATAAGTCTGTCCCTAATAAAATCTCATTATCTTCACAAGTAAGAGCGCCACGAATCTCTTTGCCATAGGGCTTATCTACACCAACTAAGTTAACCAGTTCTCTGTGTTTTACCCTTAACGTATTAGTGAACCCCCCTATACGAGCTTTAAGGTGCCCATCCTCTGACATATCCCTAATAAACCCTTTAATCGTGTCTAGTCTATGCTTAATTAAAGAGTATTTAGAGTAGGCCATAATCTCTGGTACTTCTTCCGCAAGCTCTAATACGCTATCACAAAGCTCTTTTCCTTCATCACCATCCTTGTTGATTTGAGGGATCATCCTAGGTTTTGGTTTAAGCTCCTTTTTAAAACCAGAGTCAACCCACTTTTGCTGAGCCTCTTTATCTTTAACAAACTTAAATGTTTTTGGTGTCCAACCTAAAGAGAAAAACCAATCTTTAAGTTGTGAGGAGCTATTGATATTAGGTTCTTTATAGCCCTTTAAAACTTTTAAGTCCTCACTCCCTTCTAATTGGGCTACCAACACATTGCCGTGGTCATCTTTCTCGTTTAATGCCTTCACCAATGCATTCCATTTCTCACCAGCGACTGACAAATCTCCATTCCTCTTATATGGCTCTTTTGGCTTCTTCCTTACAGCATATTCAGGAACTTTTGGCATAACAGTTTCAAGCTCTAGTTTGGCTGCTTCTATCTTTTCTGACAGCATTTTCTCTGTTTCCATCAAGAAAGACACATCTGCTTTAAACCTAGTAATCTCTTGTAGCCTAGCACAGTCGCACTTAAACATAAGAAAGGTAAGAATTCTGTCTATGTACTCATCAACTGAGGACTTCCCTTTATACTGGTCTAAGAAGCAAAACTCATCAGAGTTGACCCTTGTCCCATCAACTAGGCCAGAGTCAATAGCTTCTTTTGCTTGTGTATACATATCAGTAAGCCTTGACTTAAAATCTTCCCACAAAGCCTTATTGATCCTAACATCTTCACGGCATCGATGCTGGTATTCCTCTGGTGTGAGGTTTTCCCAATCAGAGATAACAGGTTTAGCGATACCATAGTCATCAAAGAAAGAATCTAAACCATGAACTTCCCTGTCAATGTTTAAGTACCAAGATAAGGCTACCGTGTCAATGACCATTAGTTTAGATAAATCCACACCCAAAAGTTTTTCAAGTAAAGGTATATCATAAAAGATGCCGTAATGAGCAACCACAGGAATCTCTTTATCGATGTGATACTGGATAAAACTTCTAACCCTGCTAAACTCATCACTAGATATATTAATAACCTTGCCATCTTGAAGTTCACAACTAAGAATATGCAACTTAGTTGCTTCCTCTAACAGGCCGTCTGCCTCTGTATCAAAAACTGTTGCGTATCGCCAGTTGTAAATCTTCTTCATTAAACTCTCCTTTATAGTAATTTTGGTTTAGGCGTATACCTCCAGCCTTCATCTTCTGGGACAACGTGCAATCTACCGTCCTCTAGTTGAAGCATGGTATCGCATACGCCTAGTATACCCCACTCTCGGTCTTTCAGTATCTTAGTTCGGACACGCCCCCTTGTCTCATCTGGAAGAACCTCATTCTCAAGGGCAATAATGCAACTAGACATTTGTTCAATCCCGCTTGAACCCCGAAGCATCTCTTTCTTGACCGTCCTCCAATATGGCTTAGGTTCTTCTCCGTCTTTTAGTTTTGGTTGAGTATCTTCTACCCGTTTTAAGTGACAAACAGCATGAATGGTTACTTTATTGTTAGTCATAAAAGCCGCTAGTTCTTCGTAGAGCATATCAATATCTTTACGTTCATTGTTACTCTCAAGCCCTGCCACTACCATAGAGATATGGTCGATAAAAATATGCTCACACCCACAAATAAAATGTAGGTATTTTATCTGCTGCATTAGCTTTTCTACTTTCAAACTGCCAAAGTGGTCTAAGAAGAAAGTTCTACCGTTGGATAATACTTCATCTTTTGCTTTTTGTATTTGCTCTCTTGTAGCTACTGCTAAAGGATTCACCCTAAAATCTGGTAGCCTTATGCCAAGCTGTAAGCATATCAGAGATTGCTGAGTCTTTGCAAGAGGTTCTTCTAAAAATATAAAACCTACTCTATACCCTGCTGCACAGAGTTCCCATGCAATCTCTCTGTTTAATGTCGATTTACCTACACCGCTAAACGCTGTATACGTAATTAATTCGTTGCCTGTTCTGATACCATGCAGCTTTTCCATTAGCTTAGGGTAGCGTTGGATATGATGACCTTCTCTTAGTGGTTGAATAAGAGATTCAATATCAACATCGTCACCAGATACAATCTTTTCTGGGCTATACTTCTCTAAGCCAAATGCGAGTATCTTGCCAAGCTCAACACCATACCCTTTTAACAAACACTCTCGACTATCCTTGCAACCATTAGGGTGAGTTATTGTGTAGATGTTATCTGTTAATAAAAGCCCAGCTATATCTTCTTTAGCCTCTTTCCCTTTCATAATACCTTTTGAAGCTTCTTTAGGAGTAGCTTCATCAGAATCAAGTGCTAGGACGATCTCAGAGAATGACTGCACAAAATCTAGGTTGTGCGCTACGTTCTCTGCTGCGTTAGCTGTTCCGCAGTTAATACTTACAACGTTAGGCTCAATCTTCCCTGCGTACTTAGTGCCTTTTAGTGACTCTAGGATAGCCCTACGTGTTGCTGGGACTTCTTCTTCCCCTTCCACAATAATCAGCTTCTTCCCACCTTTTGCTAGTAAATGTTGTCCAAACATCTGATTACTTACTTTTACAGCACCTACAACACCAAAATGTCCTTCCTGTTCTTTAGGTATCGTCCAGTCTCTTGTTTTAAATCCGGTAACTTCACCTTGCTTATTTCGACTTGGGAAATAACTTTTGATTGGTGTTTTACCATCTTTAGGGTCAACTGCTGAACGTATTTCATACAACTCCGCATCTTCCTTCAATAGCCCCCGTTCTGGAAGTGCAATACACTTATACTGTAGCACCTCTTGAATTGTCTCTTGTGGTTCATAGTTTGTTTTCTTCATACTTTTACCCGCTTTTTGGCCTCCTTTAAAATAGGTGTTCACTTAACCTTCCTCCCAATTTCATCTAATCGAATAAACATATCAATTACTTCAGGTAAATCCTCTGGATCACAATATCCAATACTCAATCCATGTTTACTATACTCAACAAACCCTGTCACTGCTATGTAATTACCTTTTAAAATATACATCCCTGTATCTTTATCTTGGACATTAAACATAACGCTGTCTAAATAGCTATTCCACCAGATATTAGATTTACCAGATGCACTTATAGCTTCTAGGATATGTATCATTGTTTACTCTCCGGTGCGCGAAAGCCTGCATCAAACATCTTTCTAAAAATTGTTCCAAAATTTATTTCGTTCTCTGCTATTTTGTAAGCAGCATCAACAAACTTCTCACGCTCGGTTTTTATTGGTCGGAATTTTAGCTCAGCACAAATTTTCGGATTTACATATTCTTTTTTTACTGAATCATAAAGAACGGCGTACTTTTTTGACCCGTGAGTGTTAATGCCTATATATTTGCATTCTCTCCAACCTAAAAAATCAGAATCTGAATATTCACATTCACTATCGTTTGGCGGCAGCTCACCTTTATCGTGCCATGAGTTATCCAACTGTTCGGAATTTCCTAATGGTTGCTCGGTTACTGGTTTGTAGCGCTTGTCCACTATGCGGAATGCCTCCGACCCACCCCAATACCAAGCCGACATGTGATTACAGTCATCACCCAAGTCTTGCCATGTACCTTCATAT